GCAATCAAAGTTACTTGTGAACCAGCCGCCTTTGCAGACGCTGAACCACGGGTAGGAGAAGGAACGTGAACTACATCACCCTTCTTGCCCTTGAAAGACATCTTCATAACCAAGTTTGCTAAGACGAGGTTCTTTTTATAAGCCGCAACAATTTCGTCACTCCAAATATCAGGAATGAACGTTGCCGCTGTCGTTACTGTCACATTATTTGTACCTAAAGGCATGATAAATCTCCAAAAATCGATAAGTTAATTACTTGACCCGACCTTCTGCGTAGGCTTGCATGATCTCGTCACTCAAGGCTTCGTATCTGTTCGGATCGGTCATTTTCAGCCGAATAAGGTCAGCCCGTCTATAAACCCTCTTTCCTGATTCACCACTACCACCTACGTCCACAGATGCAGCCTTCAGGTTAGTCTTGCGAGTTGCTTCCCCAGCATCACTCGTTTGTTTCGCCTTCACGCCACGCAACTGTTTATAAGTAGTCAGTAATTCGTTTGCACTATCGTAATCAAACTCACCATCAGCTTTGGCAAACAGATTTATGCGAATAGGTGAAGATTTCACCCAATTTGCAAAGTCTGGGTCTGAGGCAACCTGACCAAAGTCGGGATGCTCTTGCGCTAACTTTTGCTGAATTTGCATCTTTTTGAAGTCATAAGCAGCTTGGCGGCCTGCAACTACATCTGGATGGTTATCGACAGTTTGACGAATTGCTTCTTTTGGATTCTCAAAGAAGTCTACTTCTGGTGCTTCCTCTTTAATAGATTGCTTGTTAGAACTGAGGTTCTGCTTTATGAGTTCATCTGCTAGTTTGCGAATCTCGCCTACTTCCTTACCTTGACGATCAATTAGCTTATTAGCCTCTTGGTGCATCTTGATAACATCTTCTAGACTTTTATCCCGATAGAAATTGGGAATGTCCGAAAGTTGCTCATTTTGAGGAAGTCTTTCTTGCTGTTGTTCTTCAACTACGTCTAACTCACTTGGCGTCTCATCTTCATTTTCAATCAACATATTTTTCCTTTTCCTGCGTGTTTATCGTTCTCAGGACATTTAACTTGCACTTTTTACAAGTTGTTGCTTTGCTCCCACTTCAGTCTGTCAAGGTGTTTCTTCTCGAACTTCCCATGCTCTGATGGGAAAGAACCAGACCACCCTTCCAATTTGAAGTTAGGTGCGCTTATGAGGCGGTTGGCTGTTGCTCCGCACTCACATAAGAAATCCCGTGTCTCATAATCACAGAATCTCTCAGTTTTATGCCCGTTTTCACAGGCAAAATCAAATAATCTTTTCATTCAATTCCTCAAATGCTCTCTCGCTGACCTCTTTCAAGGTTCTCAGCCATGTGAGTATTGACAATTCGCCCTTCTTGAATTGCAAGGACTTTTCGTCAGGGATTGTACTGATATTGTTCAACGATTCAATCATTGTGTCAATATCTTCCATTAAGTCTTTCCAACCTTCTTTTGACATCAAGTCAAAGCGGGCTTCGTAATACTTTTGCAGTTCTGGGGTCATATTGTTTGTGATGCCGCCACTTGAGCCTGATAAGCCGCTATGACTGCATCTGTCCATGCGGCATTGCATATTGCCACTACATTTGCTGGTTGACCAGTTAAGTCTTGTGCTGGTGTTAGGCTTGTACGATGGTAAGTCTGTGCTATCTGCTCACCATCTTTTAGGATGCGTGTTGCTTCCCTAACTTGAACTATGCCATTTTCGGTGACTGTGATTTGATCGATGACTTTGTTTTCTGTGAGTGCCATTTTGATTTTCCTTTTGTTAAATGTCCGACTAACGAATCCACGCTAGTTAATTTAAATTAAACCTTATAAATACAAGTTCCACGAATTAATTTACTAGCCAACGAAGTATTATTTATTGAGTTACCAGTACTAGCGTTATACAAAGTAAAACTTGTTAGACCACTATTTAATGGAGAAATTAGTCCAGAAGTAAAATCAGTATATGCAACATGAAACCCATTCATATCATCGCCAGATTTAACTGTAAATGGTAATCCCCCAATTAAATTGGTAAAAGAACCTACTGATGCTGGATAAATTAACTGCAAAGTAGCAAATACCATATCACCTATTTTTGTATAGTACCCATTAACACTATTAAAATTTAATCCATTTCCACTTGAATCAATAGGTGTCCAAGTCCCCTCCTCATAATCATCCAATGTGTTTGCGTTAGATGATGCTGATTGGGTTGCGGGGAAAGTAATGCCAGAGCCACTTGTAGAAGGCGTAGCACCGCCAACCCCAATTGTTGTTGATGCGGTCATTCTTGTGCCGTCTGAGGTAACACCAGATATACCAGCAAATGCGCCAGCATTGTTGTATTGAAGTTGAGTGGTAGAACCGCCAGGTGATGCCGCAATGGTTGTCCATGTGGGTGCTAAACCAGAACCAGCAGATGTCAATGCTTGCCCATTAGTTCCAGATGCGCCAGTTAGCGTTAGTGCAGTTGTTATGTTGGCAGATGCAAGTGTGGGAGCAGTCAGGGTCTTGTTTGTCAGAGTATCTGTGGTTGCCCGACCCACCAAGGTATCTGTGGATGTTGGTAAGGTCAGAGTACCAGTATTAGAGATTGTGCTGATTACAGGAGTGGTCAGAGTCTTGTTGGTCAGGGTATCTGTCGTTGCCTTACCAACCAAGGTATCAGTTGCCGCAGGAAGTGTGATGGTAGTTGTACCAGCCACCGCAGTTGCTTGCAATGTGGTTGTCCCTGAAGTCGAGCCAGAGAGGTCAATCGCATTAGGTTTTAGGGTTACTGTCGTTGCCATATTTTTCCTTTATGGTGTTCCATTTGCAATAATATTAGTTGCTGAAGTAATCACTCCAGTTGAAGACATTGAGGCTATTGTAGTTGCGCCATATTTAAACAGCAACTTGCCACCTGATTCCTCAATCGTGAAGTTGGTAGTCAACAACTTAGGGGTGGAAGCCGCAGTTCCTGTGGTGTTTTGATTGAAAGTCGGGAATCCTGTAAGGGATGCCGCAGAACCTGTTGGGGCAAGAACATCCGTACCAATGACCAAACCAAGGTTTGTTCTAGCACCTGATGCAGTTGTTCCACCAGTTCCACCATTGGCGAGAGGTAATGCTGTGCCTGACAAATCAATTGCCAATGTGCCTGTTGTTGTAATTGGAGAACCAGAAACAGATAAAAATGCTGGGACTGTTGCCGCTACGCTTGTAACTGTGCCACTACCACCACTTCCACCATTATTAGTGGACATTGTTGTGATGTGCTGTATTTTTTCTTGTAAATCCTGTCCCACTACCTCGCCAACATTGATTTGCTGACCAGTAGACAGACTAATAACCAAAGAACCATCAAAGTCAATCTTGGCATCCGTGACAGAAACGCCATCTTTGCCGTCTATTCCGTCTTTTCCATCCCGACCATTTTGCCCATTCTTACCATCTATGCCTTGCCGACCATCTGCACCCTTATCGCCTTTGTCTCCCTTGTCACCCTTCTCAGGAACAATCGACTTGGCAACCTCTAGTTGTTTTGTGACCTTGTTTTCCATCACTTTGATGGCTTCAACTATCAAATCTACATTGTCTTGAACAGCCTTTTCCTCTTGTTGGCGCATGGCCACAAGGGTTTCTTCCACTTTTGTGATGGCAGCCAACTTCTCATCAAAAGATGAGTCATTTGACTCAATGCTTTGGATAAGTTCCTTGATATTAGCCATTATTTAAGCCATTTGTCAGTTTAGTAAGGAAGTCTTGCTTGACCTGATTCTGGGAACTGACCTTATCTGCCATCTGTAACTCAACAATCTTAGATTTGTTCTTGATGTCAGCCTCTTTCAACATCAAATCAGCAATCTTGACTCTCTTATCAAACTCTTTGGATGCCATATCATCCTGATTTGGCAGATTCTTGGTGGCCGCTGCCATCGCTTTGGCTTGCGCCTCTTGCGGGAGCAGCTGTGCCTCGACTGTTAGCTTGGTTGCCTCTGCCCTATTCTGTTCTGCTTGAGTAGTGCTGACCGCAATCTGCGCTTGCGCTGCTTGCATGGCCAATTGTTGTTGCGCTTGTTGCATTTGTTGCGCTTGTGGGTCAGGTTGCATCATCTCATCTAACTTGGCCATCAACTCCATTCTGTTAGACAAACTGCTGTTTCCAACAATTCCTTTAAGCAAAATAGGCAAGACAGGAGTATTTGCACCCAAAGTCTGCAATAAGCCAATGAACTGCTGTTGTTCATACTCACGGGCAATAATCCCCAAGGTTGCCGTAGGAATGAAGTTCATATCGACAGAAGGGTAACGCTCTGGATCGAACTGCATATACCTAAATGCTGCCTTCTTAATAAACGGAATCAAGAAATCTTCTTGGAAGTTCACCAAAGTGCGCTTGTACTTCTTGATGATGCTGGCAACTGCCATCGACATACCGCCTTGACCACCATCTCTCGAAACATTGCTAATCATGCCCTGAGAATCCAATGTTCCAGTAGCTTGTAACAACATACGCTCAAAGTCTTTGGCCGTAGCCAAGTTGTTAGGGTCAGTTTGACCGAACTTGAATGGGTAAAGAATCTCAGAAGGTGCGCCATTTGTGAGGATCGCTTTGCCAGGCTTTACCTCAAACTTCATCCCCCGTGGGAGTCTGGTTGCGTCCATAGCAATCATGGGGCTAGTGGTCAAAGCCAAGGAATCTAGGTGTGATCGAGTCTGTGCGTCAATAGCCTTTTGCATATTGAACGCCTTCTCTACTGTGCCTCTGCCCAACAAACGATTAGGAACTGTGTCATCTTGATAGGTCAAGACAGGACGATCCTTCATCATATAAGGATTCGCTTCAGCCTTTAGCAGTTGGCCATCATTGGCAATCACAACAATTGCTTCTACCAAGTCAGCATATTCCTCTGCCTCAGAATTATCTGGGAAAAGGTCAACAATCTCTTTGTTCTCTTCTAGATTCTCTAGATATTCCCTTGGCACCAAACCATAGTAGGTCAGGAGAAGAACCTTCTCATCTTGGTATTGGCTTACTTCTTGAGTAGGCTCAAGGTCAGAATCGTCACCAGTAGTAGTGATGTTTACCTTGCGGTAGATACCAGCCTCGATGCCTTGAACAATCTTATGGATAGAGA